CCCAAGTCCACAACTTTTGAAGTTCCGTTAGTAAGGTTCTTTGCAGTGTTTTCAATACGTTTCGCATTTTGTCTGTGCTTCTGTACTTTCTTTGCAGCCTTTTCGGCTTGTTTTCTTTCGGCTCTAAGTTTCTTACGAGTTGCTCGTTTAGCTCGTTCTATTGCCGATACATTGTAAGATTGTTTAGGGGCATTAGGATCTTTTTTTGGTCGCCCACGTTTATTAGTCATTTGTTAAATAGATTTTTTATAAACCCTGATATTGACCACTCATCATCTTCTTTTTCTTCATTTAATTCACCTGTTTTAAGTTCTTGTATTACGGTGTATACATTATCTTTTGGTGGTATCATATCTTTTTTTTGCATTATATTTTCTTTAACTGTGTATTGCAAATCATCTAAAACACTTTGGGCTGCCGCTTGAATTGTTTTATTAAAGCCATCAAGAGTTTTTATATATTCTCTGTCAGAAGGGAGAATACCTCCTTGAGTTGTATACTTTGATAAAATACGATCAGGGGGAAGGGGCATACCGATCTGAGGAAATTTATGCGATCTACTATAATAAGTTTGTTCAAAATAACTAGGCATCAGTTTACCCTGACTTACTACTTCAGAGTTATAAAATGCTAAATCTTCTGTAAATAATTTATCCGACAAAAGTCTATATATAGCTTCGTGTGTTTTATTTGCGAAAGGTCTAGCTCTATCAGGACTAGCAAAATATTGATACTTACCATCTTTTTTACCAAATCCTTTTTCTGTTTTTAACACCTGTATAGGATCTGGCTTTCCTTCATCACCAAGATTACTATAAAAGTAAGCATCATATTTTCCAAAATCTTCTGGAGAGGTTAAATTAGGATCTAAGCTTTGTCTGTCTTTAAATATAGTTTCAAGTATACTATGAGCAACATGATTTAATTCATGTAGTAGTGTTTCTACTTCAGACCTATTTAATTTTAACCTATCTATCCCACCTTTTTTTGGACCACGTAACGCACCTTCTTTTAAATCAAACTCACGTACACTGCTTTTTGGTGATGTAAAAGGAAGTTTTCCTAACACAACTACATTTGCTTCTGCTGGTGGCAGAGGTTCGATAGGTCTTTGTTCTGCTTCTTGTACTTTTTCTCTAAAAATTTCTGCTCTTCTATTTGCAAGTCTAACATCCATAAATGAACCTAATTGATATTCATTTTCACCCAATGCTTTAAGATATAATTCTGTTTTATGAAGAGCATCTTTTGTAAATGCTTCAAATATTTCTGGATTTGTTATTGAAAGCCAGCCTAAAGCACTTACTGGGTCTTTTTCCAAGAACGGCATAATTTGTTTTTCAATTACTTTAAGTTCTTTTAAAGTTAATGGTTTAGCAAATTTCAACTCTTCAGACGTTTTAGCCAACCCCATTGCAACTTGTTCTTTTGGGTTTATAGATTGTTCTAAATTAGCCATCGTACTTAGCGTTTACTTTTCTTGGTTGTCCATAACGTTTTATGTCACCACCATATTGTTTTCCCTCAATCATACCTCTGAGTTTACTAAATCCTCTTGCTAATGCAGATGGATTTCCTTCTCTACTGGCAGCTAAAGCTTTTTCTTTTATGTCTCCTAACATTTTCATAGACTCTTCGTTATGTTGTTTCAGACCAAAAAAATTAAGCACCCCAACATCAACAGAGTCTTTTATCGCACTCACATCTTTATCACTTACACGACCAGATCCTTCCATATTATAAAACTGCGTCATTTTTTTAATTAGCCTTTCCATTACTTTATCTCTATCAGCCATTTATAACTCCCTTTTTAGCTGGCAACAGCACTACACCGTGTAATGCCTGTACATTATGGTTATGTGTTTCTTCTCTACCCAACCCAACTCTGTTTAATAACGATTCTGCAGCCTTCAGACGGACATCATCCCCTCTTTCTACCTGTGGGGTGTCAATCATGCTAATTAACCTGTTGGTAGCCTTTACAGAAGCACTTGCGAGTAGGTTTTTTGATCGTTTTATGATCTCATCAGCTAATTTACTACGTAAATATCCTGCAGAACCCTTTGTGTACCCAGCATTTTCTGCTGCAGCAACCACATGGCCGCCATTTTCAAACAGATTTTGTAGGAATAGTTCTTCTTTTTCTGAAATCTTAGTAGATTTTCTTTTTTCTGGTAGTAAATTCATTGTAAACTCGATTATTACGGTGCGTAAGTCTACGTACTGGATGCAAATTAAGCGTTAAAGTGTGCCAATGTGACATCTTGCACCTGTAATACATACTTATAATACTAATCTAAAAAAAATTTGTCAAGGGGGGTTGACGAAATTGATTTCAGACTGTACAATGCAGTTGAACCTGCCGAGGATATATATAGTATACCTAATAAGTTGCCCCAATGCGTTGCATATGGGGCTTTTTTATTGAGTATACTTAAAGAGTTGCAAAGTTTTTCATACAATTAACCTAAAAATATAAAAAATACCGACAGATTGCTAGCAAATGTATGGGGGGGTGGGGTGACCCTTTACGTGCGTGTGCGTTGTTTTTATTTATTTTTTTATTTTTGTATGAAATTTCATTGAAACAACAACAACAACCTACAAAATAATTTGCAACAAGTTAAAAAAGCAACAATAATACACACCACGCATACACTCGTATAAAATCATTTGCCATTTTATTTGTATGATTAATTTTTATGTGATCTTTAAAGGTATAAAAAAATAGCTTTTATTTTGCAGATCATAATAAATACAATCATTTAATTATTATTTATTAATTGCATAAAAAAACCCCCTAGAAATTAATCTAGAGGGTAGTTTGGGAGAACTTTTTGTTATTTAAGTATTAGATGAAAAGTAATTTTTTCTATATTCATTAACTCTATTTTCTGTCTTTTCATTTGCGATATATTTATTTGCATTTGATAACCAACAATGAACACAAATATATTTATCATTTTCAATTACAAATAAAAATCTCTCTTGTTGTTTACCACAAGCAGAACAAGAGCAAATATCTTGAGAGTTTGGAACATGAATAGACATTAATAAGACCTTTCAGATGTTTTAACTATAAAATTATCTTTATCATCTAATTGGTAATCTTTTAACTTTACTTGTTTATTAGTAGAACCATAACAAGTTATCCCTTGTTGTTCTAATAATTCTGTTAAAGCATCAATTTGAAATTTTACTGCTCTTACTTGTTGAGCAATTAAATTTAAATCTTTATATTCAAAAACTACCATATTATCTAAGAAGTCTTTATTTACTTTAATTAATTTTTGCATCTTTTTAATCCTTTGCAAGTTGTTAAAATTTAATATTAGTTGTTTAAATCAACCAATGAATAAACATTAGAATTAATCTTTTTTAATGTCAAACTTTTATTTTCATTCAAAAATATATTTCTATATTTACCAGTTGTTGTTGAATAATCCCAGTAATTAATATCTAAATAAACTTTACCCTCATTATCTCTCATAGCAATTAAACTCTCATATGATTGGAAGTAATGAGCATTAGGAGTGACAATAAGAAATTGATTTGGTCGATTGTTTATGTTGTAAACTTTTAGATGTTTTAACATTTTATTCCTTTCAAAGTTTTATTTTGTTTTAAAGTGTAGAAGTATTGGCATAAAAAAAAGGGAATGTAAATACACCCCCTTAATTTTTTATTTGTGTTTTAGATTAGACAGAAAAAACTGCTATTAAAAATAAAATTGTTAGAATAATTAAAGCTACTAAAATTTTATAAATATATAAAAGTGTTTTCCAATCCATTAGGCAACCATTGCCAATTCTTGCCAATCTTTAGTGTCTAATAGTTGACGTATTTTACTTTGCCTTTGTAATTGTACAGTGTGTTTGCTTTTTGTCTCACCTAGTGTTTGATCTTTGCCATTGCGATCAATGTAACTAGCGTCAGTATGTGTAGACCAATATGTAAGAGCATTGTAAGCAGACCACATATTACGACCACAATCTTGACTTTCTTTTTGGAATACATCCACCATAAAATTAAGCAACTTGTTATTGACTTTATGCGTTGTATCAGCGACTAAACGTGTACCCCTACCATGTTCAACTTTACACAATGTATTTGTAAGAAACTGTGCAAACTCTTGATCTGATATTGGTGATTTTTTCCACGCTAACATTTGCTCTTTGTTTTCATTCCAAGCTTGTAAACTTGTTTGGGCATTGGTTAGCATAGCATCAACATTTAAATTTTGCGTATGCATATGTTTATGCTGATACGCTTTTTCACCACCAAATACTTGAGTGTTTTGACATAGCGATCTGTACGCACCAGAGAAGACTTGAAAAGCCCAAGACATATCGACAGAGTTAAAAACATCTAAACGACATTTGACAAGATCATTTTGACCTACATCCATTTTGAGATCATTAAAATGTATAGTTCTTGTTGCACGTCTTCCATTCTCAAATACTCGATCAATGACTTCGACATTGTTCAAAGGTAAATCAGAGTTTTCCTGCAAATAGTTACCCTGCTTTTCAAAAATCTCAGAGTGATTGACTAACTTGTAAGTATCAGAGATAGGGCGACAGTTTAAAACATCACCAGTATGCGTTGAAATTAATCCTCGATACTTTTCAAGTTTTTGCATTGTTCCCATGCCTACACCAAATGGTTTGTCTACAAACAATGGTACAGGTTCAACTGTTCCAACATCTTCGAACAGTTTAATATTGCGTACATCATCATGTTTAAACTCTGTACCATTTGGCAACTGTTTATATCCACAGTCATCCAATGATACATTCCATTTTGGGGGAACGTTAGTCTTGAATGGTTCAATATTATTTTCACCCTCTAGATTGTTTTGAATGTTTGCATCAATCAGTTCTTCGATATCAATTTGATCAGTCATAATTATTTATTCCTTTCAATAGTTAATTGTGAAACTGCATGATCTACTTGATCACCAATCTTATCTTCAAGAGTAGTTGTATCCATATAATCCAACATATCCATCTGAGATAGTTCATCTTGAACAAGACCATATATATCTAATTCGTGCGAC